AATAGAAAAAGAGAAAACAAGAAAACATAAACAAGACAAACTTAAAGGCATGAAGGTTAATATAAATCCACATAAACCCTCACAGATAATAAATCATGCTTTAAGGCCAAGGGTCAAGACTTTAGACGAGATATCTCACCCCAAAAGTGTAGTTAGGCGTGGGTTCTTTGGCAGAGAAGTTGTTATAAGAACACCAAAGATAGATGCTTTCGGAAGACCTCTATAATGGCGAGTAAGATAAAGGTAGATGTTTACTATGTTAAACCTCTATCAGAAGAGGCTAGAGTATTCTTTGAGGATATGACTGACTCAAAGGGACATAGCTATGATGCTCTGATGTATTGTGACTCAGTTCAGACAGGTGAAACTATTGTATGTAACCTAGTTAGACGTGCTGTATGTCGGCAATACCGTGACATTGAGAGAGACTGTAGAGGGGACACAATATATTACGATCCGATAGCAGGCGATAGGATAGTTGATTTTGTTCAGCTCATGCCACATGTTAAAGGTCCTCTTGCTAGAACCCCTCTACTGCTAGAACCTTGGCAGAAGTTTGTACTCACTACCACTTTCGGTTGGAAGATGACAGAGACACACCAACGTAGGTTTAGACGTATCTACATTGAGGTACCCAGGGGGAACGGAAAAGCTCTTGCGTTAGACACGATAGTACCTACTACACTAGGTATGCAGAGCATGGATGCCCTACAAGTGGGAGATCAAGTATTCGATGAGCATGGTGAGATATGTGATGTAACAGCCGTTACAGAAGTGATGCACAACCGCCCATGCTACAGAGTAATATTCAGCGATGGTACTGAGATAGTGGCAGATGAGAACCATGAGTGGTTAACTAACACTACATGGGGTAAGCCTAGCGTAAAGACTACTAAAGAGATAGTACGCAAAGTGAAATATGGTTTGAGGCAAGATAACTTCCATTCTGTAGACGTGGTATCTAGCCCAGTGCAAGGTCTGTTTCAGCAATTACCTATTGACCCATATACTTTAGGTGTATGGTTAGGCGATGGACGCAATGATTCTCCAAGGTTAACACTAGGACTGCAGGATGCTCATGCCATATTGATAAAGGTTAGACATGAGACTGGGCCATTAAACATTGACAAGGCTAAAAACTCTGCTGTATGTACAATCCTAAACATGAGGCATGTGTTCATGGGTCTTAGGTTGTTGAAAAATAAACATATACCTCAAAGGTTTATGATGGCTAATGTCAAGCAGAGAGAAGCACTTCTGCAAGGTCTTATGGACACTGACGGCTTTATCAGTAAAGCAGGTCAATGTGAGATAATAAGCAAATATAAGAGACTAGCTTATGACATAAGAGCTTTGGCTAACTCACTAGGCTTCAGAGCTACAGTGACTGAGAAGGAGGCTAAAGTATATGAGAAATCGTATGGCACGGTCTACAGGGTTACGTTCCATGCTTATTCCGACTCAAATGTTAAGGTTGCAACGCTAGATCGTAAACTAGCTAGGCTGAAACCTAAACCTGCGTCACGATCACTGCAAAACACTAGAACCATAGTGTCAGTAGAGGCGTGTGAGTCAGTACCAGTAAAATGTATTGAAGTTAACAGCCCAAACCATCTATATTTATGCACTGAGTCGTACATACCAACTCATAATTCTGCACTATCCTCACCAGTGGGACTATATGGAATGACTTCAGATGGCGAGATGGGTGCTGAGGTGTACTCCGCTGCTACTTCACGTGACCAAGCCAAGATTGTATTTGACGTGGCTAAGATGATGGCTAACATGGCAGATGAATTTAAGTCCCAGGTGGGAGTAGGTACTTTTGCTCATCACATGGAGCAAGCATCAACAGGGTCTTTCTTTCGACCTCTATCTACTGAGGGCAATCACTTGGATGGACTAAACATTCATATTGGTATTATTGATGAACTTCATGCCCACAAAACACGTGAAGTCTATGACGTACTTGTAACGGGTATTGGTAAACGCCTACAGTCTATGATATGGATGATTACAACTGCGGGGTTTGACACCGGTGGCGTTTGCTATGAAGAGCGTACCTACATGGCTTCAGTACTTATGGGTGAAGTCCAGGATGACTCAGTGTTTGGTATAATGTATACCCTAGATGAATGGGATGATTGGACTCAACCGGAGGCATGGCAGAAGGCGAATCCGTGTTGGGGTACAGCAGTTAGACCTGAGATAGTAGAACAGCTTGCAAAGAAAGCTATGACTATCCCAAGTTTTCAGAATAACTTTAGGACAAAGCATCTTAACGAATGGATGAACGCAGATAGTGTTTGGATGGATATGGCTAAGTGGGACCAAGCATCTATGCCTCATGTCAAGATGGATCAGATGCAAGGGCTATTCACTGAGTGTTTTGTAGGTATTGACCTTGCATCTAAAAAGGATTTAGCTGCTGTATCATACCTATTCACTCTAGATGATGAGGCTTGCGAGATACTTAAAGTGCCATTCAATATGAAGTACATGCTTTTCACTCAGTTCTACTTACCCCAGGAAGCGGCAGAACAGGGTGAGAACTCCCAGTATCTAGGTTGGGTGCATGATGGGTACATTAAAGCTACACCAGGGAACGTGACAGATTTTGCCACTATTGAGGATGATGTTATCAGAAACTGTAAGAAGTTTGAGATAGAAGAGGTTGCATTTGACCCTTGGCAGTCTACTCAGATGGCTCAGAATATGCAGAAACATGGATTAGAGCCTATAGAGTACCGAAACACTGTAGCTACCATGAGTGAGCCCATGAAGGCTTTTGATGCCCTCATAATATCAGACAAGATGGTGCATGAAGGCAATCCATGTATGCGGTGGAATGTCAGCAACACTGTCTGTCACTTTGATGCGAAAGATAACATATTCCCCCGTAAGACTAGAGTAGAGAACAAGATAGATGGCGTAGTAGCTACCATAATGGCGCTAGGTAGAGCTACTTTACATGATGAAGATAATGGCTCGGCCTATGATGACGAATGGGATGAGAGAGAGTAATAATAAAAAAAGTAACAAAAAAGCTTGACACTTTTAATTACTTAAAGTAGATTGATATAAACGTCTCGCAACAGCCGGGTAGCTCTAACATAACTTGAGCACCCAACCTTAATTCTTAACTTGTCATTTCGAATTTTCTCTTAGCTGTTGCGAGGCTATTAAATTTTAAGACTCATAGGTGGATTTTTAACAATGAATGAAATCACAAGCAAGCTTATTCAGTGGAATAAGAAACACGGTAAGAATGTAAAATGGACTAAAGTTGCCCACGCTTTAGGCATGGATGAGAAAGCTCTATCCTCTTACACAAGAGGACGTACAGTACAAAACAAAGATGAGATGCAAGTGGAGCTTTTTTTAATGGAGTATCCCAGGGAGAAGAAATTTGATAACTACACTGATGATGAGATAAAACAGTTCATCAAGAAGTCCTTTGTGAATGTTAGGGGGTTAAGTATGGGTCTCGGTATGGGGAACAAACTGTCCCAATTCATGTGTGGAGCGAGAGATATTCCAGTGAAAAGAAGATATGAAGTAGTACGTGAATTAAGTAAGTGGGGGCTTCAATAGTCGATGGAACTATATCCACATCAACAGGTAGCCTATGACTTAGCTAAACCTATGGACTTTACTATTCTCGCTATGAAGATGAGAACAGGTAAGACACCCGTGGCTTGCAGACTATCCATAGAATATCCAAGGCCATTACTTATTGTCTGTCCGGCTGCTATAACTAAGATATGGACAAGGGAGATGAAACTATGGGCTGATATTGAAGTGGATGCAGTTAAGAAGGTCACAACTGAAGATGATATATACGTGGAGTATGTGAGAAACCATCCTAAGACCGGTACTCTTGAGTCAAAGCAGTTTAAATCCCTGCATAAGACATCTTGCATAGGTCTTGATGTAGTTATCACAAGCTATAAATCTCTGTCTGATATAGATTTTGAGCCTAAGTCAATCATCTTTGATGAGGTACATAGACTAAAGACCCCGGAGACTAAGAGAACTATCATAGCTACTGAGTTCATAAAGAAAGCTGATAAGGTGTTATGCCTTTCGGGTACTCCTATACCTAATAGACCTATTGAAATATGGCCGATACTGAGTGCCACTGGGGCAACTGAGCTTTCATGGTTTGCATTTGCTAAGAAGTACGCCAATGCTTATCAGAACTACTTTGGGCAGTGGGACGTTAGGGGGTCTTCTAATGAAGCTGAACTTAGAGAGCTACTTGACCCTCACATGATTGTAATGGATCGTGAAGAGATAGGTGGGTATAGGAATAAAGTAATGACAGTTAAAGCTCTTGATCTACCAGTAGATGAGAGAGAAAAACAGTTTAATCTTGAAGATATAGTATCAGAGGCAAGCCCCGAAGGGTTTGATGGCCTAGCTGAGATACTTAGGATGCAAGGGGAAAAGAAAGCTGAGATGTATAAAGATGATATTGCATGTCTCCTATCTATGGGAGAAGCTATAATCGTATTTGTGCATCACAAAGCAGTGGCTTCTATGCTTGAAGAGGCATTGGAAGACTACAACCCTGTTAAGATAGTAGGTGGTCAATCTGCTACTAGAACATTAAAGTCCATCGACTCATTTCAGAGTGGCGAAACTAATCTCATAATCTGTAATATACAGGCTGCGAGTGAAGGTGTTACACTGTCAAGAGCTGATAGAGTTATAATGCTAGAAGCAAGTTGGATTCCAGGTACTATAGAACAGGCTAGCGACAGAGGTATTATACGGGATGATTCAATGGAACCATTGGAAGTTGATATACTGACTATCCATAACTCCATTGATGAATATGTCTTGCGCCGAGCACTAGAGAAAACAGTAGTAATAAACAAAGTTATGCCAAAACACATAAAAACGAAAAAAGGAGCCTAACATGGCTACACAGACAAATAAATCAGGGACACAACTAATCATCAAGAAAAGCGTACTAGAAGAACTAATCCTAAGTAATGCTAGACTTCAGAACGCTATTGCATCAGTAATTGAGGGCACACTATCTCAGCCTATGTCAGCTTCAGCTATTAAGATGCAACGTGCAGAAGAGGCTGAACTCCGGGGTGAAGTTCTAGTAGAAGGGCTAGACGAGACTGAAGCAGAGATCAAAAAGAATACTGAAAATGCCAAGAAAGCTTCTGAGTCTCGGTCTAGGACTGCTGTGGCTAAGAGGGAGAAGGAAGCCAAAGCAAGTAGTACGAGGGCTAAGGAGCCAAAGGCTAAGGAGCCAAAGGCTAAGGAGCCAGTATCAGAGCAGATTAAAGTGGATGAGATTGCAGCCAAAGTAGAAGCTCCGAAAGTAGAAGCTCCGAAAGTAGAATCTCCGAAAGTAGAAGCTCCGAAAGTAGAAGCTCCGAAAGTAGAAGCTCCCGCCATGACTGAAGAAGAAGCTATGAGCAAGCTAAGAAATGTCGGTATGCAACTATTCAAGCAAGACAAAGAGCTATTCCTTAAAATCCAGTCTAGCTTCAATGTTAAAGCATTGGCGCAACTGCCATTTGAAGGTAAGCTAGATGCTATCAAAGCTTTAGAAGAGGCTTTGAAGTAATGTCTGCTAAACAGCCTGCACACTCTGAGCTAGGTCCATCGGGTGCTTCACGTTGGATGAACTGCCCAGGGAGTGTCACACTATCTAAGGGTAAAGCCAACACATCAAGTGATGCTGCGAAGGAAGGTACTGCTGCTCATGCTGTAGCAGAAGAGTGCCTAGTAAAAAATTTAGATCCTAAGAGTTTTGTAGGTAGAGTAGTTGAGGGTTGGACAATCACTCAAGCTATGGTACCACATATATCTGATTACGTGGACATGGTAAAGGGTGAGGCCGCTTTCGCTTCCCATGTAGGTATTGAGGAGAGGTTCACAATCCTTGAGGAGTTCGGTATCTTTGGTACTGCTGATGCTTGCCTTATTCAAGGTGACGTACTCCATGTTATTGACCTCAAGTTCGGCCTCGGTATATCTGTTGATGCTTACAAGAACAAACAGGGCATGCTATACGCTTGGGGTGCTTATGATAACCTAAAGGCTTCTGACAAAAAGAAGATCAAGAATGTCCGCATCACTATATCTCAACCACGTAAAAACAATCACTCTACATGGGAGCTGCCTATCGCTGACCTTGAGTTGTTCATGTTTGAGGTAAGAGAAGCGGCTAAGAAAGCATCCAGTGGCTCAATGGAATGTAACATTGGTGAGTGGTGTAGATGGTGTAAAGGTAAACTAGAATGTCCTGCACAACTTAAGGCGGTTAACGAGATGGCACAAAAGACTTTTGACCCAGTTTTAATAACAGATAAGGACTTAGTTCGAGTGTTTATGATTAAGGATGCAGTTAAGAAGTACATCGAAGCTGTAGACTCTCATCTATATCAGAAAGCTATGGATGGGGAGAAGTTTGAAGGTCTTAAGTTAGTCATGGGTCGCAAAGGTAATCAAGCATGGGAGGACAAATCTGAGTCTGCTGAGTTCCTTGAGTCAATGGTGGGTGACGATGTATTCAAAGAACGTGAGCTTAAGACCCCTACTCAGATAAAGAAACTATCTCCCGAACTAGAGAAAGAGATTGAGGCATTGACATTCCGTCCCGAAGCCAAGATGAAACTTGTATCTCAAGCTGAAAAAGGGAGGGAGATTAAGGTTAATCCAGGGGCGCAAGCTCAAGCAGTATTTGAGGTAGATAAATAAATAAAAGTTTTTTGTTACTTTCCCTTGCATTAATTACGAATGTAAAGTAACTTTAATCTACTGAGGCATTAAGCTTTGGTAAAAACACACAAAACAGTAAAAAAGGAGCCTATCATGGCAGTAACATTCACAACACCCGAGTTCAGAGCAAGCTACGTATTCATCTTTACACCAAAGCTTAATGCAAGTAGTGGAAAAGAAGAACATACAATGTCTATGATTTTCCCTAAAGGGACTGATCTTACTCCAATGAAAGCAGCAGCACTTAAAGCTGCTAAGGAGAAGTTTGGTGACAAAGCAGAAGCTATGGTTAAGGGTTCTACGTTCAAATGGCCATTCAAAGATGGTAATGCAGACCGCCCAGGTGATGAGGCTTATGCGGACTCCACTTTTGTAAACTGTAAGAACGCAAGACGTGTAGGAGTAGTAGACAAATTCAACACTGTTATTACAAGTGAAGATGAGTTCTTCTCCGGTTGTTATGCTATTGCACAAGTAAACTTTGCAGCTTATGACCATCCCACCGGTGGTAAAGGTGTAGGGGTCTATCTTAATGCAGTACAAATGAAATCTAAAGGCGAGAGCCTTGGTGGTGGCATGACTGATGCTACTAAGATTTTTGAATCAGCTCCTGCTGAAGAGAAATCTGAAGACGGCGCTGAGTTCTTTCAATAGAGACAACTAAAACCAAGAGTCCTGTTATGCAGGGCTCTTTTCTCTATTGGAGGTTATTATGAAACAAAGATTACATTTAGACTTTGAAACTTATTGTGAGCTCGACATACGCAAAGTGGGACATTTCCGCTATTGTGAGCATGAGAGCTTTCGCATCCTTTGTGTTGCATGGGCATTGGATAACGACCTGCCACAAGTGACAGACTGTGCTGTAGAGATGGCTATGGAAGTATATCCTAGTCTACAAGACACTAACATCGAAATGGCTGCCCACAATGCTTCCTTTGAACGCCAATGCCTAAAATCAAAACATGGAATAGAACTATTTGGGCGGATAGATTGGGCAAACAAGAAAGTGATATGCACCGCAGCTAAAGCTGCTGCTAGGGCTTTACCACGTGACCTTGACAGAGCATCTAAAGTGCTAGGGCTTGTACGCAAAGATGATATTGGTAAGAAGTCAATGCTGAAGTTCTGTAAACCTAGCAAGGATGGGACTAGATTAATGCCTGCTGACAGCCCTAGTCAATGGGATGAAGTACTAGAATACTGTAGACAAGATGTTCTAGTAGAGCAAGCCATTGACAAAGCCCTCCCGGACCTACACCCAGGGGAACAGAAGTTATATGAACTAGATGACCAAATAAACTCTTATGGATGCTATGCTGATCGTAAAGTAATGGACTCAGTACTTTCTATGGGTCCCCTTGTTAAAGAGAAGAACGCTAGTGACTGTTTTGACTTGATCGGCATCAAACCCACTCAAGTAGGTAAGATACTCGAATGGATTAATGCTCAAGGGGTTGAGGTTGAGGACACAACCGCAGCTACACTTAAGGATTTACTCATAAGAGATGACGTTCCCGAACTTGTCAAAACAGTCATTAAGCACCGCCAAATAGCATCTAAGACTTCAGTAGCTAAGTATGACACTGCTAGAGGTGCCATATGTGATGATGATAGGCTCAGAGGTATGTTCTTATTCCACGGTGCCGGCACTGGGCGTTGGACGGGTAAACTTGTTCAGCTTCATAACCTGCCAAGGGGTAATGTCAAAGACACTGATGCAGCTTGTGATATGATTGCAGATTGTAATGACCTTGACTTTGTATCTTCTGTTTACCCCGATGTAATGGGGCTATTTAGTTCTTGCATCAGAGGACTTATGAAAGCCCCACCAGGTAAACAGTTCTACGTGGCTGACTATGCAGGCATTGAGGCAAGAGTACTTGGTTGGATGGCAGGGGAAGAGAATTATCAAAAAGCTTTTCGTGCTTCTTCTGATCTATATAAGGTGCAGGCTGCCGGTATTTACGGAGTGGGCTATGATTCAGTTACGGGCGAGCAAAGACAGTTAGGTAAAGCCGCAGTACTAGGACTTGGCTACCAAATGGGACTTAAGACTTTTGCTACTACTTGTGAGAACTGGGGCATTAAAGTGGATGAGCAAGTACTGGCCAAAGCTCACGCAGGGTATCGCAGGTCTAATGCTAACATTGTAGAAATGTGGGGAGCACTAGATAGGGCTGCTACTGCTACAGTTAGAACAGGTAAAATGCACACGACCCACATGGTTACTTACGGCATGACCAGGGATAAACAGTTCCTTCTGTGTAAATTACCCAGTGGTCGATTCTTATCATACCCGTTCCCCAAGATAGTTGAGGGCACTTTCGGTGGTAAACAAGTTTCAGCTTGTGCTATTAAAGAAGGGCAGTGGGTTAGGCGTAGTTTGTATGGAGGTCTATATTGTGAGAATGTCATACAAGCAGTAGCAAGAGACTTACTCAGAGATGGTATGCAAGCAGTACAAGATGATGGGAGATGGGATATTGTTGGGCACGTGCATGATGAATGTATCGCTGAAGGAGACCCTGGGCATGACGTTAAAGATTTTGAAGAATTATTAGCTAACCAACCTCAGTGGAGTAAAGGGTGTATCTACCACGCAGAAGGTTGGATGGGTCCACGATTCAAAAAAGGATAAAAAGTAATAAAAAAGAGCTTGACGATTTTGATTACTTAATATAACTTGTATATAACAAGAGAGTTTGAAATGTCTCAGGCTCTTTTACTCAAAGGATAAATACTATGAAAAAACTAATCGCAACACTATTAATCGCAACAACAATTTCAAACGCAAGTGTGTGTAGTGAGATAACAACAAAAGTGGACGATTTCACAGGTTCAATATCTAAAACACACCCATTGGACTTTTCTAATAGTGGGATGCCAATGATGATTGTTAAGCATATAGAAGGTACATCAGCTAAATACTCATTAATACTTGGTGTTAAAGGTTCCGATGTTCATGCAGGGATGAGAAATGTTGAGGTGAAGTTTTTTGACGGAACTGTTTATAGCTTCAAAAATGCAAATGTAAACATACGATACTCAAACGGCTACTTGTATCAAACCCTTATATCACTGAACAAAGAAGAGGTTTTACTGCTTATGGGGAAGAAAATCCAAAAATACAGATTAGCTATCTACCATAGGGATGTTATTCCAGAAGAATCAATTCGGTTTAATGATTTTGTTAATTGCCTAACTGCTGTGGAGAAAGGGTAAAATATGAAAGTAGAAATCGTATCAATGAGCAAAGCGATGGGTCGCTTTAAAGGTCGTACTGCTGAAGAACTTGTATCTGACTGTGCGAGAGTTTCAAATATGAAAAATCAAGGTACAGATTCCGTAGGACTCTTACGGTACTTAATCAAGCATAAACACTGGAGCCCGTTTGAGATGGTAAATCTCTGTGTTGAGATTGAGACATCAAGAGCTATATCAGCCCAATTTATGCGACATAGATCATTCAGCTTCCAAGAGTTCTCTCAGCGGTATTCTAAAGTAGTGGAGTTTGAGCCTGTCCAATTAAGAGAACAAGCTGAGACTAATCGCCAAAGCAGTACTGAGGACGTACCACAAGATGCACACCAGTACTCAGCAGTAGAGTACGCACTGAACGCATGTGGCGAAGCATACTCAGACCTCATCAAATGCGGAGTTTCCCGTGAGACAGCACGTATGATACTCCCAATGACTTCTAAGACTACCTTCTACATGAATGGGACACTAAGAAGTTGGTTACATTTCCTTGAAGTGCGTAACCACAGTCACGCCCAACGTGAAGCACAAGACATCGCAAAAGAGATTGAGAAGATAATCCTATACCACTTTCCAACTATTATGGAATCAGTGCAAACTTTAACTGGAGATAAATAATGGATAGAGATCCAAAGGCTAACTACTACGATGAGGGGGGTATCGAGACTATACATATACTTAAAGCAAAACTAACTGATGAGCAGCTAGAAGGCTTTTTGCTTGGTAATCTAATTAAGTACTCCACTAGAGCAAACTTCAAAGGTCAATTTAACAGAGATGTAGAGAAAGTACACATATATTCTGCTATGTTAATGGAGTTAAGGAAGACAACAAAGGAAAATAAATGAAAATATTTACAGGAAACCCTTGTGGAAATTACAAGGATATAGATAAACTGAAAGAAATGGTGCATAACGATTGAGTCTTTATTTCGTCTTGATGGAATAAAAACGATGTTATCTACTGACGGTATATGAAAGGAAATATGAAAAATGGAAACGGAAGAACAGAAAGCATTTTTGAAAGACTTGAGAGAACTACTAGACAAGCATCAAGCTGTAATCTACACACAACCATACAGAAAAGCAGTGAGTGTTACACTTTTCAAAGAAGATAGTGAAATAATATTTGAGATATAGTTTGTAGATAATGGTTGAGTCTTTATTCTGTCTTGATAGAATAAAAACGATGTTATGCACTGTTCAAAAACCAATAAACTAAATAAGAAAGAAGGCTACAAATGCACAAAGACGATTACATGAACAAACTAGAATACATGGTTGACAATATAGAGTCAGCTATTAGCACGATTGAAGACGAAATGATGCAAATGGAGTGCCACATAAGCAATATATATAAAGTACTCGGTCACGAATTTGAAACAGATAGTGCGGAATGTATGGGGAAAGAACCACACCTACTCAGCTTACTACTACGAGCAAAGAAAGCCCTATCTTCAATTGACATAGAAATACCAGTATGTTTTGCTATACCCAAGGATTGCGTATAACAATCGCTAAACGTACTCAATGACGTATAGCACACCTAGTTGGCTTTTATTATATACTTATTAAGGAGGAATTATGAATAGGGAATCAAAATACGATATTTGGGTGATAGGAAGAGATATAGAAGGAAAGGCACATAGGATAAAAATTGATTGGTATTCTTTAGTAAGAAATCTTGATATTCCTTCTGCAATAGAACATACATTAAAGAAGGGTTTCAAAATTGGTCAAAGGTCTGGAGGGAAAAGTTTTGATCACGATTTAGATGATATG